CCGGCTACACCAGCATTGAGTGATTTAGAGGGAAAAACAAATAGTCCCCACGCACCACCATTTGAGTTGGCAGTATTACTAATCGTATTGGTTGTTTTCCAGCCGGCTGCAGCATCGCCGCCATCGGAATTACCGGTAGTTGTCTCTTGACCAAGTAGGCGAACATAAGTTAAAGGAGCTACATTAGATCTAAGGAATGCCTTTGCGGCATATGTTCCATACATTGGAGACTGGTAGTTTCCATCGCGATAAACGTCACCGCCACCCATACCAGGAACTGTTTCGCCAAACATGGTTACGAAATCAGAATAAGATTCTACCTTGGTAGGTTGCATTGCAAGTCCTTTTCTGGACCGTCCGATAACAACAGGTCCAATGGCATCGGCTGCTTTTGGAATAAACGAATTATCTATTTCATTAATGAACACCCCAGGAGATACAAATTTAAAGTTTTTGACTGACATTATTGTTTCCTCGATCTAAAAATGGCTTTAAATGGCGCCACAGTCATACTTTAAATAGTATTTTGGAAGTCAAAAGTCTTCCTGAAGTGCAATAAAATAGCACTTTCACTTCAGGAAGTAATTTTTAAGAATCCCTCGGGGGTGTCGACAACCAATCCTTCTTGCGGATATGTAATTTCAACAATATTTTCTTCTACTCTCACAATAGGACGATCATCGTTTTTGCCCTCGCCAATCAAATATCCCAATACTCTTATTGTTATATCTGAAGAAAACATTCTCATATCTTCATTTAAATTAGAAACATTGTTGTTGTGTATAAAGCCTTGATCTATAAAAGCTTCGTATAGATGCCCATTTCTTTTTAAAACAAATGCATTAATTTGTCCTGTCCTGGTCATAAACGGAGCAAGAAGATCATTCATTTGCTGTTGATACTCTGTTTTAATATGAATTTTATATTCAACATTCACGTACACCGGAATAGGTATCGACAGAGTTTTAACGACAATCTTTTTATTTACTCTCGGAAAATACCTTTGTTCGCCGGCTTTATATAAGCTATAATTGCTGCGTCTAGTATTGCCAACAACGGCAAAGTTTCTTGTTTTGTCCTCGACAATCTTTTTGGCAATAATCATTCTTCCGGTGCGGCCATTTTTATCATTCGAATAGATTTGAGCCTGAAATGGACCTTTTCTGGCTGGATCTTTTGTGATTCCTGTCCTTTCAATGCTTATTAAAGGAAGTTTTAAAGCACCACTATCATCTCTTAAAGATTTCTCATGTTTAATCTGATATGAGCGTTCTGGTGTTTGCCACAGTACTGGTACTTTCGCCCAACCCTCATTAGTGTTGGCGCTAAGTCTTATATCTTTTTTTAACCACGAAACTATCGCGTAATCAATATCTTCAAGTGTAGACGCCAACATGCCTATCTCACTTAGGCGAAGATCGCTTCCCACTGGTACCATTGCGAAATCAAAATTATCAGGTAGCATCAAATAGTCCCTTCCTTGCTCTTCTGCATCTAGCAGAAATTTCAAAACCATGGTCAACTTGTCCAAATAGTTTTTTAAGTTCCGATAACTTAACTATCTCGTAATAATAAGATCCATACAAAACAAAATCACCCTCACGAATATACATATTTTGATCTTCTTCTAATCTTCTCTTATGAAAATGAACATTAATTTCCCATGTTTTATCAATTCCTGCGCTTTCAAGATATTCAGTAGAATAATCGGTAAATTCAACCATAGCATAAACTCTTACGGGAGGTAAAAACGTTTTCTCTACCGCCTCTCCATATAATTCATGAAAGTTCGTTCTCTCTATATCAATGGGATAATAAAGAATTTGTTGNCCAATGACTTTTTCAATTAATTCATCATTGACTTGTTTAACTAAATCTCTTTCCTTCTTTCCAAAGAATAAAGGNGGCGGNGGNGCTGCAGGTTTTTTCCATTCATCTCTAGCCATTTATAGTTTATCCTACAAAAATTGGAAGACCAACACCNTTAAAAGCTGTTGCGGCNGCATCTGTCATTTCTGCATCTTGCTTCGCCAGTTCNTTATACTTCATTCTATCAAGAATTTCCCGTAGCTTATCTTTAAGTTGNCCTTGTTCTTCCTTTGCCTGCGAAAGCAATTCAGAATGATTTAAAGTCACGCTTTCGCCAGGAATCGGCATTGTTGTGAATTTGCCACGAATTTGTCCTAACATTTCCTTACATAATGCTATAGCATATTTCCTAATCCATTGTTTGCCAATTGAATTTATGTTTGCATAAGGAATATTTTCAAATGGAAGTGTATTAAAGTTATTAATNCCATCCATTCCATCATTAAAGCTAGAATTTAATTCCCAAGGATCCGACTCAATGTAAAAATTAAACCATATACGTTCATTCAGAGAATCNCCGTAGCCATATTGACTAGGTACCGGGTAAAGCCTTAGCCAATTACCCTTAATCTCATATGAATAATGAGAAGTTCTTGTAAAAATTGAATCTTCATACATTATCGCTTGCAGTTTATTCTGCCATGTTGGAATAATCTCGAATGTCGAATCATCCGAAAACTGTCCATATGTGGAATAATTTCCAACTACACCAACGCCACCATAATATCCATAGAAGCGCCACATGGCGTGGAGATCTATAAAAAACTTTCGTAATGAATATGCGTTTGTTTCCGATTTTGCCTGAAAATGGAACTGCAGTGCCACCATCATCGGTACCATCGCTAGAGGCATTTTCGACAATCGCTTGTAAGTCATAATCTTGTGTATCATTAGATGGTGAGAAGGAGGCTGAGTAAATGCGAGTTGTGCCGCCGGCACCTCCATTGGTGGCCATTGCATCTCCAATTTTTCTTGCTTGTGCAACTTGAAAACGCGGATAATTAAGACTTGCGGAATGCGGCCCTGTTTTACGTTCGCCTTTGTGATCAAAAGTACCTGTTGTCATTCCCAAAACACTAGAAATAACGTTTTCGCTCTGATGCAAATTGACAATATAAGAATACTCTAGAACGGCCTCTTCATAAGCAGCATAAACGTTTGAGGGCGTCAATTCAATATCTACAACATCGCCACCAAGCTTTTTAAATACATAATTTACTTGGAGCGCTGCACCACTTAAAAAATCTGTTGAGCCTGTGTATACTCCGTATGGGACGGCTGCAGCGACATCGCCGGCGGCGCCAGTTGATGTTAAAATAATAGTGCTAGTCTGTGACTTGGGGGACAATGCTGACATTTAAGCTATTTCCTTGTTCTCAATGATAAATAGTTTTGATAAAACAAAAACCCCCACGAGAGCGGGGGTTTATATAAGCTTAAATTATTAATAATTTATTGTTTCTTTGTCTTTGCTTTATTTTTAGTAGTTTTAGCNCGTTTAGTTGTCTTTTTNGCTGTTTTCTTTTTAGTTACAGGCTCTTTTTCTTCTACAACGGGTGTTTTATCTGCTAATTCTTCTATTTCAATATTTTCCTGTTCTTTTTCTTCATCATTGCCAAATCTAACCTTTTTTAAATATTCAAATTTAGGACTATGAAGAATCCTTCTTTTTTTGCCCATTTTGCCTCCAATGGTTATAATAAATAGTTTTAAATTTCTAAAAACGAAAATCTCAAAATATTGCCGTCGGTATTTTTCGGCAGATCGGTGTTTTTAGATCTCACTCGCAAAAGGAAAACCCCACCTCTAAAGGTGGGGCTAAAAATAACTCTAATGATTAAAAAGTATTAATCGCTAAAAGCAATTGCGGCCGATCCAGAACAGGCGCCTTGAACGAACCAAAGCGTACCATTACTGACCATAGATAACCAATCGCCGGCCAAGGAAGCAGCAGCAAAAGTTGCCACCTCATGGCTACTACCATTGGCATGTTGAGTGCCGGTGCCAGTACCATCGACAACTGGGGTCACATTACCTGCCATAAAATAACCGGTTCCAGCGGCTGTCACTGTACAGGGTGCTGTTGCATAATCCTGTGCCATGACAAACTTAAAGTTCATCCCAGCAGTGGGAGTTGGCAACGTTACATTAATCCCATTTTGATTGATTAGAAATGTCTTGCCACTATCACCAGCTACCAAAGTCTTAGCAGCCGTAACTGTCTCCACCGCCTGATTCGGCATGCGAAGGCCATTTGTGTTTTCGTTAATCAGGCTCTTAATTCTGGCCCAACCTACTCTTTTTGTTCCCATAATATATTTCTCCTTTAAAGTATTAGGTCAATTAACAAAAGGTATTTCTCCTTTCACTGTTATAAATAGTCTTGCATAAACGAAAGCCCCCATCAAATGACAGAGGCTTTACGTTTGTTTGCTATCTAGCTAAATTAACTATGCAGTGTTACCCGCTTCACCAACGAGCCCGCGTACAACAACTAAGCCGTACATATCGGGACGCACCATCTTCTTGGCGTAACGAGTCATCACGCCCTTGCGGGGCACGAAGTCTTCGGGACCAAAGATAGTGGGAGTTGTCTGTAGCGGCACATAAGGTGCGTATACATACCCACTTTCTAAGAAGCTGGAACCTCGGCGGCCGACCAAGATAACGTTACGTAGGAAATAAGGATCCACGATAACATCGAATTTCTTGGAAAGAGCACCGACCTTGACGGCGCCGACAGAGCCGGTTTCGTCATCGTGAGTGACACTAGCACGGAAGCCAGCGGTAAACTCAAGGATGTTAGCAACTTCAGGTCCGCAGACGAGGAAGTTAGC